GAAGGCATCAACCCCGGCGGCGGGATCCTCGGCGCGGCGTATGGCGTAAGCGGCAGGGTTTACCGTGACCGCGCCGAAGCGTTCGCACGGGGTGAGCTGCCTGCATTGCTAGTGCTGTCAGGGCCAGACAACCCAGATCCAGGCCACAGCACCTGCAGCATCAAATGGACCCTGACCCTGCACGTGCTGATCCTGATCAGCGGCGGCGCGGTCTCGAGGTTGGCCGATCCGATCCGCTGCGATATCTACCGGATCATGATGGCGGATCAGTCGCTGGGCGGGCTGGCCACTGCTGTCCGACCGATCCCAACGCAATGGCAGCCAGAGAAAGGTAACGAAGAGCCGGGCCTCGTTGATATGGGGTTTCAGGTAGAGTATCGTACGAAGGAGGATGACTTAACCTCGTGAGGAAACCCGCCGAACCCGTTGACGTGCCGCCGCCTACCGTAAGCGGACGGTTCATCCGTGAACCGCACGAAACGGTTTGGCGTAATGCTGACGAGATCCCCCCCGCCACCGATTCAGAGCTGACCCATGACGATCCAGCGGAACCGCTCTCTACTGACGTACAAGGCTGAAACCGTTTACGGAACGGCGCCTACGGGGGATTTTACTCCGGTGCTGATCATGCGCGACCCGGAGATTTCGCCGTTTGTGGCGGATCGATTGGAGCGGACCACTACGCGGCCATGGTTTGGCGCTGATCGCAAACGGCTAATCAATCGCCGCGTAACGCTGTCGTTTTCTCTGGAGGATGGTGGCAGCGGTTCACCTGGTGTTGCGCCAGCTTATGGCGGGCTGCTTGTGGCGTGCGGCATGGCCGAAGCCACGGTAGCTTCTACGTCTGTCACCTACACAACGGTGAACACTGGGATGGGGTCGGTTGCTATTCGGTGGTTTGAGGATGGCATTAGGCATCAGGTGCTGGGCTGCTTTGGTACTCCTACGTGGAGACGAAATAGCGGTGAGTTTCCAATGATTGAGTTTGAGTTCCAAGGGCTTTACAGCCAGCCTACTGATGTTGCGTTTACTGCTGCAACTTACGCAAACCAGGGGCTGCCGCTTGAGGTGAACAGCACGAATACTCCGACTGTTACTGTAAACAGCGTAGGGTGCTGTATGTCTGAGTATGAGTTGGCGCTTAACAACTCTGTTACATATTCGGATTATGCGGGCTGCATAAAGCGGTTTGAGATTACGGGCCGCAATCCTGAGGGGCGGATCCAGGTTGAAGATAAGCTGATTGCCGGTCAGAACTTTTACGCATTGGCCGAAAGCGATGCGCTGATTCCGATTGTTGTTGGTCATACTGGTGCTACTGCTGGACTGCGTAGCACCATCACAACTACAAACTCGGATATGTACGAACCGACCTTTGCGACGCGTGATGAAAATACGCGTTTCATCAACCTGCCATTTTCGCCGATCTCTACAGACGGCACCTCCGAACTGTCCGCGGTCTATACCTGATCACGGCATCCCCAACACTATCCCCAACAACCCCAACAATGGCGCTCACTTTTGGCACGCTAAGCGGCTCCTACCTTTGGCCTGTAGAAATCCCCATCGCGATTGATGGCGGCGAATTTGATACGCTTAGCTTTAAGGCGCGATACAAACGGTTTTCGCAGAAAGAAACCGAAGCGATCCTTAGGCAATCCACCGAGGGCGCTCGTTCTGTTATGACCGGCGAAGCACCTAAGGACGATGATTCTGATGTAGGCATCGCCCGGCGCATCATAATTGAATGGCAGGATATGCCGGGTGATTCTGGCACCGTTCCGTTTTCGGTTGAAGCATTCGAGCAGCTGCTATCTATTCAAGGTGCAGCACGCGCTATCAACCTTGCCTGGATTGATTCAATCAACGGCAAGAAAGCAAAAAACTAGAGGAGGTCGCTCGCTACCTGCTGCGTAATGAAAGCAGCCAGGCCAGCGACGCGGCCCAGAAACTTAACGACCAGGCCGCAGCACTGGGGGTGACTCTGCCCCCGGAACGGCTGGAGCCGACACCAGAGCCAGACTTAGAGATCGAACCAGAAGCCGCGGTCGCGGTGCGCCTATTCTGTCAGGTGTTGACGCAATGGCGCACCGGTCCCCATGGTTACATCGGCCTCGATTACAACGTGTTGCTAGAGGTGATGAAGCTGAACGGGGTGAAACGGAAAAAGCGGCAAGCATTGCTCGAGGAGGTTGGTATCATGGAAGCGGCCTGGCTCCATGAATTCCGGCCTACTGAGGCGTCCTGATGGCCGTTACCTACGATGCCCTGTTCAGGATCAATGCCAAGGCCACCGGCGCGGCAGAGGTAAGAACGCTAGGGGCAGCGATTAGCGGGCTCACGAAGAGCGCCGGGGGCCTGGGTGCGGTGGCTGGTGCAGTGACGGGCCTAGGCGTTGCTGTGGGCGGCCTGGGGCTGGCAGCTGCTGGCAAGGGGCTTATCGATATGGCGGACAGCCTGGATGAGCTGGCGCAGCGTTCTGGCGCATCGGTTGAAAACCTGAGCAAGCTAGGCGCCGCGGCCAGGATGTCGGGCCTCGATACGGAACAGGTATCCGGCGCGCTGGTCAAGCTATCAAAGAACCTGGGAGAGATTGCGGCCGGCGGCGGAAAGGATGCAAAGGCGGCACTAGATCAGCTTGGAGTCTCGGCATTCAACGCAACAGGTGAATTGAGAAAGCCTGATGAAGTGTTGTTTGATATGATCAACCGTTTTTCGCAACTTGAAGATGGGGGGCAAAAAACACGGCTAGCGATGGAACTGCTTGGCAGGAGTGGCGCATCATTGATTCCAGTGTTCAACATGGGCGCCGAAGCGATTCAGGGGCTGAATACTGGTATCTCGACGGAGTTTGCCAAGAATGCGGGGATCTATAACGACCGGATCGAAACGTTGAAGATGCAGTTTACGGCGCTTGGCGTGACTGTGCTGGAACGCGTTTTACCGGCATTGATCAAGGGAACAGAATACGTTAGCGCATTGCTTAGTGCTGGCAGGGAATGGTTTGCGCAAAACAGAGATAGAATTGATTCGTTTGGTGAAACGCTCATTGCGGCTGGGAAAAAATTTTTAGGTCTTGGCGCTCCAGTTGCAGCGGGAATTGCAGCTTTCAAGCTTTTTACAAGTACGATTCAAACGGCGCAGGCTGCTCTTAAAGGATTGATCCTACTGCAAAGCATGACACCAGTCGGGTTGCTTACTGCAACTGCTGGCCTTAGTGTTGGCTTGTTGCTTACCACAAAAGCAGGCGCTGCTATTGCAGAGCTGACGAAAAGAATGAGAGAACAGGGCGGCGATGTTAAGGAGCTAGATGGTGTTATGCGTCTATTTCAAGAGGCAAGCGCTGGCGCCCTTGAAACAACTGATCAGCTTGCGCCATCTATTGCAAACGCCAGGCAAGAAACTGACGCATTGCGCAAGCTAGAACAAGATCGCGCTTATTGGTTGGAACGTGCCGGTAGTGCATACGAACGGCAGGCACAACAGATCGACCTGGCTTCTGTTGCACAGCAACGACGGGTAGCGATTGCAGGCGAAGAGAACACACTGCAGCAGGCCTACAACAACCTAGGCAAGACCATTCTTCAGAACCGGCTGGCACTGGCTAAAACTGATGCGGAGAAGTTGGCTATCTCGCGGCAGATTGCACAGGTTGAATCCGAGTCGGCGCGACTCCAACTAGAAGCCACAAGGCTTCAAATTCAGGCGGAGCAGGAGCTAAAGGCAGCGGCATTGAATCGTGCTATTGCTACTCGGCGTTCCATTGAAGCAACATTGGCGCTGGCATCTTCGCTGTATAACGCTGGGCAGGTCGGGCTAGAAAAAGTGCTTAGTTATAGGATGGAACTAGATAAGGCAAGAGCCGCAGCGGATACAGCGCAAGCGGAATTCAACCAAGCTTCAAGGATTGCCGGCATTCGGCAGCAGGTAGCGAATGTCAACTATCAGGCTTCTGTGTTGCAGGCAACTGGTGGCATAACTGCACCAACCACGCAAACACCTAGAAACTATGTAACGGTTGCAGGTATCCGCATTCCCCAGTTTGCAACCGGCGGCTATGTGACCCGTCCAACGCTGGCGATGATCGGCGAAGGCGGCGAACCAGAGTATGTTGTGCCGCGTAGCAAGGTGAAATCGTTTGCTGCGGCGGTGTCGAGTGGTGTCAGTGGAGAACAGGCGATTGCGAGCCGGCGGCCATCGTGGCGGGAGATCGCGCTAGAAACGCTGGCTAATGATCCAAACCGTTATATGAGCGCAGCACATGCCGTAATGACAGGATGGCGAAAAAGCGGCATGAAATGGAGCGGATTGGAAGAACCACGAAAACGCCGTGAAGCATTGCGGTCGCTTGGTTTTCGTGTTGCAAATTCTGTCGATTTTGGTGGTGGTGGTGTCAGTATAAAAGGACACCCATCTTTAAGTAATATCCGCCGTGAACTGGAGGCGTTACGCAATGGTCGGCAGGGCGGCGGGGGGGGGACTGGAGTCACCCTCAATACTCGAATCGATCGGGTGATCCGTCAGGACGGGGAAGACAAGGTGACCTTTGCCCAGGCCCAAGCACTGGCTAGCGACGCAGCCAGGCAGGCGGTGGCTCAGATGGATCGGCGAATTACTAGCCCGTCCTATCGGCAAAGCCGAGGGCTGCGCGGATGATCTATCACGCCACCTTCCTCCGCTTATTTGAGCCGACAACGGGCGGCACACAGCTCACCGTGCAGAACCTCTACCGGCAGGGCCCGATCCTGCAGGGCGGCAATTCGTACCAGTTCCTGGATTTCACCGTTGATGGACTGGCCAGTACCGGCAACGCAGATGGAACCGAGCTGACGGTAAACCTGCCGGGCCTCACTGCGGTCAGCACAGCCGCGGATGATGCCCTCGAGGAAGGCTGGCTTGCTGCTGTGACCGTCTATCGATTCGAGGCAGCAGCTCCGCCCGATGCGCCGCCAGCAGGGCAGGTGACGATCATCGACACGATCGGCGAGGTCATCGGCGGCGGTGAGGAGTTCCCCCGTAGTGTGACCATTACCATCGGATCGGCGCTCGCAACGCTCGGCGCGCAGGTGCCGCCCCGGCGGTTCACTACGGCCCTCGTTGGCACCCCCTGCCGTCTCTGACCATGAGCCAGTCTCCTGCTGTTGCTGTCCCCACGCTGGCTGCCCAGCGGCGGCAGATCATCCGCAATGACCAGCTATCGGCCCGGGCGGATCTGAATGGGCAGCAGACGGCGCTAGAGCTGGGGCAGGCAATCCCGCTGGTGATCGGCAGGCGCACCGGCGCTACCGGTGGTGTGCTGCTCAGCCCACCGGCGGCGGAATGCCGGTTCACGAATGACGAGGCGAACCGGGTTACAGCGTCCTACCTGCTGGTGCTGGCCGATGGTCAGCTGGGCACCATTGCCCATACGGACGCTTACCAGGGCGATACGCAGCTGGCATCGGGTGAGCTGACGCAGGCCTACGGGGCCAGGGCTGCCAGCTGGGCGCCGGGGAATTTCATCCAGCAGCGGTTTGAGGTCACCATCTCCAGCCGGCGGGAGATCGTGGAGGGGAAGGCGATCGGTGAAGGGCAGTTCCTGGACCTATCGGGTTTCAGCGATGAAGAACTGGCGTTGCATATTGACGAACAGGTGGCCAGCCTGTCAATTAAAAGCAGCGGAAACTACATTACAGAATTCCAGATCGATGTACAGAAGCGGATTGAATGGCCGACTGTTGGGCAGATCAAGGCGTATAAGGGGGA